TACCTAATGTTGCATTGTAGGCATGAGCAGGAGTCCACCCTTTACGAGCACCGATACGACCAAACTTATCAATGACACAGTTATTAGCTACGGTAGCAAAGCCATCCTCTAACGTGATCGAAGAGTCCTGAGTGTTGACCCCTTTAAAGCCGGGAGCAGCAATGGTTGTCGTTAGAAGTTTAGCAACCATAATTAAACACCCATCCAGACTACTTGATCATCATATCGGTTACTCTCCAAGGCAATAGCATCAGCCAAAGCTAAACGGTATTGTTGGAAGACTTCACCGAAGGCAGAACCACCGTCTTCACCACGTTCACCGATAGCTTTAGCGTAGGCTAAGAGCTGTACCAAGTGAGCAGGAACGATGAGGTTATCACTGTTGTTAACCAAGTCTAACTGAGGGATAGTCAGTTCAAAGCGTACTTGATATACCGCATCAGGCTGAGGCCAGAGGTCTACTTTGTTGTCCCCACCAGAGGTAACACCGTTGTAGCTGTAGTAGCAAGGAGCTGCATCCTGCACAGTGCCTGTGTAGTATTGACGATTAAGCCATACTTGAGAGGCCTGACGCATAGGCACATCTTCTGTGTCATTGATTACATCACTTGTCCTGAATCGTTCACCTGATCCAGTAAGTGTGTAGTTACGTTGACCAGCGACAGTAGGGATAACGATTGTAGTGCTCAAAGCATTCCATTCGTAAGCATCCTCTACCTCACGCTTAGCATCGTTAACGAATACACCAATCAAAGAACTATAAGGAGTGTCTTGAACCGAAGATACTTCAGTCTCTCGCAGTCTTGTGAGTACATTGTTAACCAGTTGTAAATAGGTCGAAGCCATCCTTATGTTCCTTTAGTTCTCTATATAGATAGTATAGCAGATTTTTAACTGTATGTCAAGAAGTATTTTATTGAGGCGCTTCAGGCCATGTAATAGTCCAAGGGAAGCCCTCTTGACCAGTTACATCACGCAAGGCTTGGCGGTATGTAGCCCATGCAGCTTTGTCTACTGGAGCGTCAGCAAGCTGCGTCCAATCGCACTTGTTAAGCAAGCTGGTTCGTACATTGCGCACCTCTTGCTGCTTGTCTACATCCTTCTTTGCGTTGAAGGCGACAAGCTCCTCGGCTGTGTACTTATCAGACTGCACCCATGTCTGAGTCCACACACCATCTACCAAGGCTGGAGCATCTTCAACAACAACCTTCATTTCATCCTCAGAAGGTTGGCTTGATGGTTGAACGCGCACATAACCCTCCGGCAACGCCGCAACAAAGTTTGTTGGGAATGAGGTGTGAGGAAAGCGCATTTTGATCGCGCCATCTGTCAGCGGATATTCCGCCACTTGGTTGTTTTCGATTTTTGCAAACATGATTGTTCCTTACTTTCCTGCCAAATATGGGAATGTTCTAGTACCAGGCCAAATGATACGGAGTGCACCAGGAGCGCCAACAGCGCCCGTACCGGAAGAGGCGTCATTACCCCCAGCACCACCACCAAAAGACCCACCAACTTGACTATTGCCAGTAAATGAAGCATTTGATCCACCTCTGCCTGAGTTACCACTGCTAGTGCCTCCACAGCCATTTATGCCGGGATAAAGTCCTACCCCGCCACCACCGCCAGAACCGCCTGTGGCTCTAGACCCACCACCGCCGCCCCCTCCAGAGCCGTTACCAGCAATGTCTGTAGCTTGACCTGACCCGTTACCGCCATTCCCTGAATAACCTCCACCTCCGCCGCCACCGCCAGCGTTAGTAGAACTTGGCGCTCCCGGACTACCGCCGTTGCCGCCACCTATAGAACCACCAACTGCTGAGCCACCTCCCGGAGTCCCAGTAGCTTGCCCCCCTTGGGCGTAAACAGACGCATTCCCGTCTGTTGTGCCGTTAAAGCGGGTACTGCCACCGTTGCCTCCGCTACTCCCCGATGTTCCGGCTGCTCCACCTGCCCCAACGCTTAAATTTATTGTTGCACCCGGAGTTACAGTTAAATTATTGTAGTAACGCAAACCACCGCCGGGGCCAGAATCTGCCCCAGTATCATTTCTTGCGCTACCACACCCGCCACCAATGCAAACAACTGAAACAGAAGTCACACCAGATGGAACAGTCCAAGTACCAGAACCAGTTGTTGTAAAGATTTGCTCATTTGTATTTTCTGCTGCATCAGAGGGATATTTATTTGCGCCAACAACAATCCTAACGCAGCCGGAAGTGCCTGCCCTTCCACTCGTTCCACCTCCACTATCATCACCATAGCCACCGCCAGCACCAGAGCCAAACATTCCTTCAGTGTTTATAGAAGTAGTTGAAATATCTCCATTAGCGCCTGTTGTTCCGCCAGAACCGCCGCCACCACCGTTTGCAAAGCGGCTTCCAGAAATTGCTCCAAGACCACCAGTGCCACTTGAACCCGTACCAAATACACCAACGCCGCCGCCCTGCCCTCCTGTACCATACCCAGCAGTTGCTAAAAGCCCGTTTGCACCACTTCCACCGCCTCCGCCACCGCCTCCACTACCAGCAGAACCAGTAACTCCAGCACTACCAGTGGGACTGCCTCCCCCTGCTCCACCATCGCCAGAATATCCACCCGCGCCTCCGCCTCCGCCTCCGCCTTCACGCCTTCCACCTGTTGTTGTAGGTGATCCGCCTGCTCCACCATTGCCGCCAGAATACGAGCCTTTACTGCCGCCAGCGCCACCAATAGAACCTGTACCACCTGGAGCGCTGGGGCCAGAGCCGCCTCCAGCTCTCAATAAATCTGTTGCACTTCTTTTTATATATGAGTCTCCGCCATTAACGCCCCCTTCATTACCGCCAACACCGACTCCTACAGTCAATGTTTCACCCGGAGTAACAGAAATTGTTGCGTAAGTTAATGCGCCTCCTCCTCCTCCGCCGCTACCAGAATCAAGAGACGTATCGCCACTATAGGAACCGCCACCAGCGCCAATACAAACTGCACTAATTTGAGTTACGCCAGTAGGAACAATCCAAGATATTTCATCAGATAATGAAATTCCTGATTGTTGATATTGCAAACCTTGCCGACCCGGAGCATAAAGCGCAGGCAACCCGTCCAACGCCGATGTAGTTTCACCAGAAGTGTTAGAACTAAACATTGATACTCCTTAGACGGTGTAGTTCTGACCAGCAACACTTCCAAGCCAGTTAGACCCATCAATGGCTGTGAAAATAAACTTGTCAGCTTTGGACGCTGTAGCTGTCAGCGTTGGCGCAGTTGCTCCGGGCCAATCAACAGTACCGGGCCATGTCACTGTTCGTGAGCCTGTACCATCTTGTTTCTGGATCAAGATGAAACTCTTGCCAGCCACTGGTGTTGGAAACGTGTAGGTGCAATTGCCTGTCAGTGTCAAGATTTGTACCGAGCCGTTAGCCAAGTCAATGGTGTAAGCCGTGCTTGTGTTGGCGGTCACCGTTTCTTCGGTGTAACCGTTGGTAAACGTACCAGCTTCGATAGTCTTGTTGGTCAGTGTCTCAGTACCTGCCAGAGTAGCAAAGCTGCCAGCAGTCAAGGTAGCTTGTGTCCAGACAGAACCAGACCAAACCCACAAAGTGCTGCTAGTGGAGTTCCAGTAGATAGCACCTGTTAGCAACGTGTTACCATCATTGTCCACAGTAGGAGCAGATGTCTTAGCACCAAGGTAACGATCATCAAAGCTGTCATAGCTTGCAGCAGCACTAGAGGCACTGGCAGAAGCAGCAGAAGCACTACCAGAGGCTGCACTGGCAGAGTTAGCAGCATTAGTCTCTGAAGTAGCAGCAGCAGATGCCGAAGCAGCAGCAGCGGTAGCGGAACCTAAGATACCATCAACATAAGTCTTAGTGGTAGCATCAGTGCCTGCTGTAGGAGTACCCAGACCTGTGATCTTGCTACTGCCCATTGCGATAGCACCAGACATAGTACCACCAGACAAGCTGAGCTTAGCTGCAACAGCATCGTCCACATAAGTCTTGGTAGTAGCGTCTGTACCTGCTGTAGGTGTACCCAAGCCTGTGATCTTGTTAGTACCCATAGCCAGAGCACCGGACATGGTGTCACCAGACTTAGATACTTTGGTAGCGATAGAGGCTGTCAGTGTTGCTGCTAAGTTAGCATCATCATTCAAAGCAGCAGCAATCTCGTTCAGGGTATCCAAGTTAGCTGGAGCACCGTCAACCAAGTTACTGATAGCTGTATCTACATAAATCTTAGTAGCTGCATCGCTATTGTTGACAGGAGCAGCCAAGCCAGTGATCGTAGCTGAAGTGCCTGCATCCATATCCAAGGAACCGCTGATGGTCACATGGTTGAATGTAGATGTGCCGCTAGAGGCTGTCACGTTACCTGTCAAGTTACCTGTGACGTTACCTGTCACAGCACCTGTATGAGTACCTGTGGTATTACCTGTGACGCTACCTGTCAAGTCACCTGTAAAGCCTGTGGTTGCAGTGATAGTAGTACCACGAACGGTATTAGCTGTGGTAGCAC